GCACGAGAAATCAGGCGTAACGGCACAGCATAGAAATCATAATACTCCTTAATACGGGTGTAAGCAGCAGTGTTAACCGGAACAGTACGGGTAAACCAGTCAGATGAAATACGATACTTAGTACCTGGAATAGCAATCTGCCAATAACAAGGAAGAATCTCACCAACTTTGGCTGTAAACAATTTTTTCGAACTCAAGTCGAAAGAAGACCGATGGGTAGAAATGTTAGCTCGGTCCAAGGGATTAAAATCACTCATAATTAATTAATGTTAAATTAAACCATACGGTTGAAAATATTATTAGCATCGTTAAGTTTCTTATGCTTAATCATATCACGACAGTATGTCGAACTACGGTACCGGAGTTGCTCAAGAAGTTGAACCGTTTCACACGAAGCATTCGACAAGTCATCAATCTCCTGCCCGTTCTGAGGCAACGCAAACATACAATCTGAGATATCAGGGTATTGGGCACGAAGTTTATATGCATCTCGTAAACTTGCATAATTCGCTTTCTTTTCATACTCTATTCCCTTTCTAATGATAAACAAAATACGATTGGTATAAGAAGAAAGGTCAGAACCGAAGTTAGGCAAACGCCAATTACGGAAGAACTTAGAGACATATAAGAACAACCGGTATAGCTTATCAAGATAAGACTCAGAATCGAAATCAACAGCAATGTAACCAAACCTAGTAAGACACCTAGAAGCATGTAATAAAATTTTGTCATCATCGGTAAGAATAGGACTAAACTTAAGATATTTATAATAAGCACGAGCAAGGCTCAAAACTGAGTCTTGGTCATAGGCGATGAGTCCGAATCGCGCAATTCTCTGCGGCGCTCGGTGAACAGCGAAAAGAATTCGAGCAATCGCAACACTATCGTCATTGCGAGCAGACGAGAATCGGGGCAATAAGGTACGGATATACGACAAGGGTGGAGTTGACCGAATACTAACTCCGTTGAAGTTATAGACTCTTCCATTAACGACAGAATCGAGCTTTTGCTCAATCTGCGCATAAGGGTCTTCACCTTCCACGAAATCGCAACCTTTCTCAAAGAATCCGAGAGACGCTCTCGAGCAGGGTCTAAACGCGCGGCATGAGCGATATAATAAGGGAGCAGCACTAAGGCTGTTAACGTAACTCGAAACGTACGAAGAAGCTCCACCTCGGGCAATCTGGAAATCTGAACGACCGAATTTCCAACTCTTATCGTGACAGTATCGTAATACTTTTGAGACTTCTTCCGAGTCTGTGAATAATAAGATATGATAATGCGGGCGGAAGTGAACAGGGCCGTACTCGCCGACAGCGTAAAAATGTAACGTTTCATAAAAACCTAATTGTTTATATAAATATTTACGTAATCTTTTAATATAATTCTGAACATCAACATAGTTTAAAAAGGGAATAAGATTATCACGGCCGTATTGTTCAGAAGCGGGATAATCCGTTTTGTCAACCGATTGCGTCTTATAGATAAAACTACGAATAGCATCCATACTAAGAAACCAATTATCCTTAACAGGAACATATTTCTTAATCTCACGGTCAAACGGCACTGTGCCTTGCACTTGCTCGAAGAATATATGACGCAACGCGGAGTTATCATCACATCGATATTCGGAGACAGGGATATATTTATGATATTCATGACCAAAATGAATATCTCCCGAAATGCCTACAACATCCTCATAATCACTATGCAAAACCTTACAAGACATAAGAGGGATATGCTCATTATCATAAGTAAGTGTAACAAAATAAGAATACTTGAAAGCACTTCCTGCGGTCTTCACGCGCATGGACGCCTTTTGGGCTTTCTTATGGATACAATAATCACATTGACCACAATCTACGGCAATGCGTGCACCATTATACCTATTTGTGATAAATGAGCGATGCTGACAATGGTCAACAGTCTTAAGCAAATCGGGAGAAAATTTCATAATTATTTACGTTTATCTATTACCTGACGACGATTACGCGGACAAAATGAGACATGAATAAATGTCGGATATATAATAAGCTGGTCAAATGACGAAACATTATCAGAGAAAGAATGAATCATCCCGAGCAACTTACTAAACGAAGTAGAACCATAAGGCTTAATATCAACAGCCTCACCTACAAGATGCTGAGAATTCGGAACACCACCGCAAGCTTCATTCTGCTCAAGAGTACGCCTAGCACTAGTTACCGAAAAATGAGCATTAGAATACAACAAATATTCAAAAAAACGCATAAGAGTATAATTCATAAGCCAATAGCATTAAGTATATAACCAAGAGCGGCAGAGACAGCGCCAATTATAATTTTCCAAATATTATTACTTTTCATTAGACTGAGTATTAAGTTCAACAAAATCATTCTCTTCTTTAATTGAATCCACAATAACAATAAGACCCAACGAAGAAACTCGCTCAGAATAGCCTCCAAGACCATCGAGAGAATTAACGATATAAGGCGGAATAACATCACGACCAGTAGATTTTTCCTTAACTGAGATAATAAATTTCTGCATAATTGTAATAATTTTAAAGTGTTAATAATAGTTGTAACTTCTATACGGGGCAAATATACAAACTATTTTCATAATCACAAAAGAAAACTGTTTTTTTTAGATTCTACCGTAAAGTGTGAGTTGCGCGTTTATAGACAAGGGAATGGAGAATTCGAGAAGATAACTCGAATTTACTTCGTACGCAACTAGGGACTTCGTTTAATTAACAAGTGGATGTATACAAAGGTGTATAGACACGGCAGGTCAGATAGAACCTGCCTTTGCGCACTCTGTGCTAAAATACCGGAGCGGAGCGCTCCTATAAGGAAGTCGCTCCGCTCCATTTTTCGAACAGGCCCTACGCGGGCGGCGGGTGTATATCGCTCAAACGCCGCGATGGGCTTCTAGTCCTAAAGTATGTTATCACCTGTCGTTATAAATTGTAGTATTACGGGACCTTAATCTTTGCGAAAGACATTAGCACCGGGACGAAACGCACCAATGAAATTACCAGAGCCAGAAACAAGGCTACCAAGGCCACGAGAAACAGACTCCCAATAATGAGTACGGCTTCGTTTACGGGTCAGCTCAGCGCCATATTCAACGGCTTTTTGGTTTGCCATAGAAGTCTTATATTCCGCGTGCTTACGAAGTTTGACATTCTTATAATCAAAAGTGCTATCACGATACCGTAGCTCGTTAGAGGCGATAGAAGCCTTGATAAGAGAGTCAGCCGTCCCTTCGGCAATCCTGTTACTAATACGGATGCCATTCGTCTCGACAGAAGCCTTAACAGCCTGTGCCATCTGATTTTTATACTGGGCTTCAGAGAGAGCACCTTGAGCATATAAATTAGCCAAAGTCTGTCCTTTAATAAACAAATCGGCTTGTTGTTGCTCATCAAGATACTTATTTAATATCTGCTGAGCTTTAGAGTCGAGCAAAATCTGTGACTCCTGAGCCGAAGTAAGGCGACCGGCAAACTCCATATTTTTAAGTTCTTGATATTCCTTAGACTGGTCCAATAAAGCAGAACGTCTGCCAGTAGAAGCATTCCAATAACCAGACTGGCCAACACCAATATTACGATAATTCGTATCACCAAGAATCTGATTAATACGATAAGGAGTAAGAGCAGCATTCTGTTCGGCATTAATCATGGAAGCACGAGCTTGAGCCATAGAAGCAAGAGCAGAACCCACATCAGAAAAGTCAGGACGGAAAGCCTGCAAACTAGGCATACCAGCAGAAGAAGCAACAGCGCCGCCTGAAGCAGGGGACTTAGAACCAGCCATGGCAGCAGAACCTTGAACAAATGGATTAAGACCACGGGAAATCATCGCATTGGGAGAATTATAAGAGTTATTCATTCCCCACATTTTTTCTTGCCAATTACGCTGAATTTGAGCCTGCTCAGCGTTAAAGGCATTATTTTCACGATTGATATCAATACTAGTCTGATTGGTCTTATTCTGAGAAGATGCGCCAATAGCATTACCGGCAAGTGAAGCACCAGCAGCAATAAGACCTCCAAGGACAAGCGGAGCAATATGTTTTTCGGAGTGCCCCATTAAGGGGCTTTCTCCAATGTCATAAAATCTCATTGAGCAGTAGCGTCAGGGGCGGACGTAGGAGCGGGCGCTGACTGTTTCTCTGCCAATATAGCTTCTGCATATTTAGTAAGCTCAGACTTCTCACCAGCCAACTGTTGAAGAACAGCCTGACGTTCTGACATAGATTGACAATGACGAGAGATAACACAGTTGAATCGCTCTTCGTCAGTCATACCATCCATTACAGTAGACGCAGTAGGATGCATCTGGGAAAGTATATTCTGTACATTCATGTCACCGAGGAGCCGACGGTATTTTTCTTGATTCAACAAAATCTGAGTCATATCAACTTGAATTAAATCACCATCAGGAGATTCGTCATACATAACCGCATCATATACAGATTGTTGATAACACGGATGACCCTCAACCAATTCAGGAACAACTTCATTTTTAATATAATCAGAATTTTTATAAGCAAAATTTCTCATAACAACACACAATTAATAAGGTAAACCATTTCTATCCAAGTTCTGAACAGCATATACTTGGAAATTAACATTACACAACAATTGGTCAAATGCAACAGAACAGTTAGAAGCATCAACCTGTGGAACAAAAATAGAATTCAACTGCTGAGGACGAACCTTCATAGATTGATAAGACCAAGCACCGGAAGAAGTCAACACTTGCCAACCGTCAAGAGGAGCAGCCCAAGACTGATAAACGGCACCAGCACGAAATCCGGCATGGACAGTATCAATATTAGACTTCCATTGCCAATAGCGGAGATTATAGCCAAGAGAGCCGGAGACAGAACGACCTGGATTATTCTGAAGATTCAGAGCGGGAACAGCCTGCATACCAAGCTGGTCAAACGCAGGTTGCGGAAAGTCAGAGATAGCAGTCACAGTCAATTGAGGACTTTGACCGGTCAAATTCCAATCCAACATAGGCACAGCATGATATACACACATAATTACCTGATGCTCAGCGCCACAATCATAAGTAAGAGTATGTCCGGAATTACTAGATACACCCTTGCCGGCAATAGAGGCCTGAGAAGAATCGGTATCAAGATTAGTATTAACAACCTCATTGATATTGATTACACTGGACCAACCTCCGATATAATGAGCATGGTTACCCATATATTCGGGAGCTTTAATACCGAATTGAGCGGCCATCTGGTCCGAATAATCCTTGCTACTAAATTGAACTACTTCTTTCCAACGCTGGAGATATTCTGTGGCACGAATTGACAATGCAGATAAATCAGAGTTAAGATAAAGAGCACGGTCATTTAACGAAGTATTAGCAGCAGCCAACGAAGTTTGAGAAGGAGCGTTTTTAACAATAGAAATACCTGAGAGAGAACCTTGACCCGAAGATTCAGTACCGGCAAGAACCATGCTAGAACCACGAGAAGAAACAATAGAGGGGAGGACAGCTACCGAACCATATTGAGAAGAGGGAAGCATACCCATGAAATAATCTTTAGGATAATTCGCATAACGTAACTTAAGCATATTCACAGATAATGGGATATCACCAGTACCAGACCAATAATCTACATTATAAGAATAAGCCAAATGTTTTTCCCATTGAGAATTACTAAAGAAATCAAAATAAATCTTTTGATAAGTAAAAAGAGGCAACATATTAACAATCTGTGAAGTATCAAAAACCAAAGGATTATCAGCGTCACCAAGAGCATCAACACCCAGATACTTCTGAGTAATAGCAGCCTTACTCGAATTGGAAGACGAAAGTATAGAACCGTAACCAAGCATATCAAGTAACTTACAAGAGCCATAGACAATAGGAAGACCAGCATCGTCACGAGTATTAGTCTGGTCTCCGGCGTTAGCTAGCTGAAGGAACGTACTAATAGAACTCTGAGAAACTTTAGGGACAGAAGTAAGCACAGAAGTATTCTCGGAAGAACTAGCGGCACTAGTCATATAATCCGTTAGCTGCGTAAACGCCTGTGGAAGCGCACGAGAAATCAGGCGTAACGGCACAGCATAGAAATCATAATACTCCTTAATAC